ATTGATGGCCACGATGCCGAATAAGGATAACCTGGATGAAAAATCTAAATTGAAACTGCGTTACGAATTGCTTGCTGGAGTTCGTCGGTTTCGTTATTTTGCGCCTTGTTTAAAACACTATCTGAATGGCCATATCAAGTCTCGCATTGCTCAGGTATATGCTCCGGATTGGGAAACAGCCATCTTCTTACCAATCGAACAGTTCTCAAAGGCTAATAAGACGAAGGTCTGGAAAGAATCTCAGAAAATCTATCAGACTCCATAATGAACATCGATGATCTAAAATCAGTTATTTCGAATCGTAAGGGACTTGCTCCTGCAAATAGATTTGAAATCCATGTAACTCCGCCAGCAGGCCTGGGAATTGACACTCGCGATTTTTCGGTTCTATGTGAAAGCTGCAGTCTTCCTGGTCGTCAGATCACTACGATTGATTATCAGATTCTTCAGCAATCCTACAAGATCCCGAGCGGATTTGTCAATGAGGATGTAACATTCACGTTCCTGCTCACCAATGACTTTTACATTAAAAAGGTATTTGAAACCTGGGCCAACGCGGTTGTTAATTTTGAAAATTACAAGGTGAAATACAGTGATAATTATTACGGGGAAATCAGCATTAAGCAGCTGCACCGTGCTGATCGATACCAGGTCAGCGATGATAATATCAGCTCTCTTAAAGAAGCTGTCAGCTATGAAACAGTGCTGCACAACGCATTCCCATATTCACTCGGAGCCATTTCTCTGGATAACAATTCTGAAAACACAATTCAGAAACTGACCGTGACAGTTGCCTATGAGAATTTTGAAAATATAACTAAATAACCATTATTATGTCATTACCCAAACTTGAATCACCAAAATATGAAGCCAAACTTCCTTCTACAGGAAAGAAGTTTATGTACCGTCCATATCTAGTTAAAGAGGAAAAGATCCTTATGCTAGCAATGGAGTCTGGAGAAACAAAGCAGATCATGCAGGCAGTGAAGGATGCAATCACAAGTTGTACCTTTGGAAAGGTCAATCCTGACGATATTGCAGTATTTGACCTTGAGTATATCTTCATGAAACTGCGATCCAAGTCGGTCGGCGAAGTTTCAAAGGTAAACGTAACCTGCGAAAAATGCGAAAAGAAGACCACAGTTGAAGTCAACCTTGAAGAGATTGACGTGGATATGAAAGAAGCTCCAGCTACAAAGATCAAACTCACTGATAAAATCGGCGTCATCATGCGCTGGCCCAAGGTTGATATGATTGCGGAGATTGCAGATAAGACTCCTGAACAGCAAAAGGAAGCAGCATTCGACATCATTACGGAATGTATCGAATCAATCTATGACGACAAGAAGGTCTATCCAACCAGCGAGTCGACGAAAGAAGAAAGACTGGAATTCATTGAGTCATTGAACCAAACACAATTTAAACTACTTCAGAACTTTATCGAAAATATGCCCAAATTAGAGCATAAGATCGATTTTGCATGTGAACACTGCAAGGCCGAAAACTCCGTTACGGTCAAAGGATTGAAGAATTTTTTCTAATAGCCCTCTCACACGATAATCTAGCGAACCATTACCAGACCAACTTCGCCATGATGCAGCACCACAAATATAGCCTATCAGAGCTTGATTCTATGATGCCTTGGGAGAGGGAGATCTACGTTGCAATGCTGGTTCAGCACGTAAAAGACGAAAACGAAAGAGCAAAGAAACGTACATCTCGCAAGGGAGTCACCTACTAACATGGCCGAATCAAACGACAACAAGCAGTCCACCTCAGAACTTTCAGAGGTAATCTCTCAGATCACTACTAGTAATAAACTGTTAGAGACACTTATTACTAATACCGAGGTGGGCACTCTTGCTGCGATTGAAAATATCGGCAATGTAATTGATCCAACGATCTTTGAAGGAATTACCAAAGAACTCCAGAATATCTACGGAGCACTGTGCATTGAGGTGACAGGTTCAATTAATGAGACAACTGTCGTACTTGATACGATGAATAAGCGCGTGGCAATTATCATGGAAGATATTGCCCATATGGCTTTAGTACTGAGCGAAACTGCGGAAGAGAACCAGAAATTTGTAAAGAGCGATAGCAAAAAGTCGGATAAGCTAGAGAAGAATACGAAAGCTATTTCAGATGTTGATACTGAAGAAAAGGACCTTACTGAAAAGGTATCTGATGATAGTGCCAGACAGCTAGAACACCTGTTGTCAGTTCTTAAATCTGCAGGAGAAGGCAGTAAGAAGTTTGGTCAAAAATCGATTGATCAGTTCAAGTCAATCATTGAGCTTCTTAAAGAAGGTGAAAAGAAAGACACCGTCAATAGCTTACTTTGGAATAAGACATCCCAGGAAACTTCTTCTAGAATTGGCAAGAAGCTTGGTGATATGTTCAAGAAGACTGATGATATTCGTAAAGAAGAAAAGGCTGAAACTTCAAAGGAAATGCAGCTTGAACTGGATCTTGGCAAGGATATTAAAGATACTAAAAAGTTAGAAGAAGAGCAGCTTAAAATTGAGAAAGATCAATTAAAAACTAATGCGCTTTCTGCCGAGGATAAGAGCCAGTCGGGTGAGCAAATGCAACTTCAAGGACTGGAAGATAAGATGGAATCAAAAGGTCCTGGAAAGAAAGAAGGAGTCATGGGCAAAGTTGGTGCTAAATTTGAAAAGGTTGGCGCAATGGAAGTCGGTTCAATGATGGAAAAGGCATTGGGCTGGATTGGCGGATTTGTAGAAACCGTTATGGGAGTAATAGAAGTTATCACTACTATTGGCGCTGTTGTTGCAGAACTCTTTTGGCCAATTGCCGCGGCAATTGCAATCATTGTAGCAATTACAGATTTTGTTAGTGGATTTATTGATGGATTCAAAGATACGGAAGGAACTCTAGGTGATAAGATTATTGGTGGAATTAAACAGGGCCTCTTAACGGTTCTTGACGATCTGTTGTACCTTATTGTCGATCTTCCAAAGAAGTTGCTATCCGGATTAATGAGTATGCTTGGATTTGAAGATGCGGCAAAGGCAATTAGTGATTTTGATCTTACTGGAATCATCAAAGACCTATTTGGCAAAGCATTTGATTTTGTGGTTGGATTTTGGAAGAACATTATTCAAATGCCCATGGATATTGCCATGAATCTATATAAGCAACTTACCGATATGTTTTCAGGTTCTGCTGGTGAGATTGCTGAAAAGATTGGAGTATTTCTATTAGACATATTTACCATACCCCAAACACTTCTGAAGAATCTTGCCGCATGGGTTCTGGATAAATTTGGATTTACAGATATTGCAGCAAAGCTAAAGGAGATCGATATTGGCCGGATGATCATGGACGGACTTTTAAGTGCCGTGAATATGATCCAGGATTTCTTTTCAGGTGCATTTGAAGGTGTAAAGAATCTATGGGAAAAAGTTAAGAATTTTGATCTTATTGCATCCCTCAAAGAAGGTCTTGCTGGAGTAATTAAAACCCTGCTGCAACCATTACCATTCTCGGGTAAAATTATTAAGAAGGCGTTCTCTATCCTTGGTATTGAAGATAGCGGTAGTGGAGATTCGGCAAAGCCCGAGTCTGCTTCAAAAGATAGTGCCACATCCTCCGAGGTAACTCCCGCTGACACTCAATCTGCAGCCATGGTAAGTGCACCAGAAAACAAGATTTCATCCCTAGAAACTCCTAACAATTCTGGGGCAACCATGAATGCTATGCAGTCTGATACTCAGGATGCCAACTCTGCGGCCCAGGATGCACCGGTGGTCGTTCCTGGTGGCTCTGGTGGAGGTGGAGGAACTACCAATACCACTGTAAGTTCAGTCAGCTATGCAAGCAATAACGTCCCTGACCGGACCGCATGGCAGATGTCTCCTTCGTTTGGTTTCTAAAAAAGAAGGGCCGCCCCAGTAAAGGAGCGGCCCTTGCCATGATATAATAGATGATTTCAGGTAGGATTAGTCTTCCTTTGCAAGTTTTGCAAAGTAGCTAAGGGTATCATCCTCTTTTCCTTCTTCATCGTCACTGCCTGCCTCAACAGGCTTAAATGATTCCCTCTGTGGTGCTGCAGCCGGAGTTGCCGCATACCGAGGAGCAGAAGCAGTAGTATCAAGTTCAACCGATTCAGCAGTTGAAAGAACCTGGCCTTCTTCACCCAGGACTTCAAGAAGCTTACGCTTCAATTCATCATAGGACTTGTAATTCTTTGCATCAGTGAATTCCTTCAACTGATTCAATTGATTATAGGTCTGTTCAAGCTTTGCTTCATCACCGCCAAAGAGGGGTGAAACAGCAGAGAATTCGGATTTGTCATAGTTACGGTAACCTTCGACATTACGAATCTTCAGTTTGAAATCCGCACCAGCCCAGAAGTCAAATGGATTGACTGGCTTTTCATCTTGGAAAGCTGGTTGCATAAGATCCAGCATCTTGTCAAAGATTTTCTTACCAAACTTATAAAGGAAAATCTTTCCATCATTCGCAGGGTTGGCTGGATCAGAGATTACCAAAATGTTTGTGACATAGTGGAGACGGCGCTTACGTGAACGTACGAGATCTTGATCTTCCTGACGTCCAGTTGCCCAGAGTTTAGTATTCAGCTCGCCGACAGGATCAGGCTGGCCGATCGAGGTGAGAGAATTTTCGATGTACCAACGGCCGCTTGGGCCTTTGAAGCCATGGTCCCAATAACGGACCCACGGAAGTTCTTCACCTTTTGGGGTGGGAAGGAAACGAATAACGGCATAACCATTACCCGCCTTGTCTACGGTTGGAGACCAGAAACGATCATCGTTATAGGATTTCTTCTCTTGGCTTCCTCCAACTTTTTGGGCCTGGGCGGTAAGCTTGCTGATTTCGTTTGCACGATTTTTTTTGAGATCTGCGAATGACATAGTATTTTTAGTATTGAGGTTGTATTAGTAACGTATATGATAGTATCACTTATTCCCTATTTGTAAACCCTAAAAGCACGATTTCTCGCAACCTTTTTATGTCTACTTTCTGTTTGAGGAATGGCTTGAACTTTAGAACCTTCTTGGAAAACTCGGGCCATAGAATGGTCTCCGTAATCTTTGAGCGTTTCATAAAGCCCACCATAATGTCGAGAACTACCAAGGTTTCAAGCTCAATAGTTTTGTCCATCACCAATGTGGCAATTCGTGGATGAACTCCATTCTCCGACTTGAATAAGTCATCAAATGAAAGCCCATTACCCTTACAATGCTCCACCAGTCTGTCTACTTGATCCCCAAAGAAATAACTCATTGATTCTATTCTTTTCAGATAGAACTTGTAGTTATCCTCTGCGGATTGTTCTACTAGATTGCCCGCCCAGCACTTACTTGTATCCAAGGATGCAAAGTTTGCCACCAGGAAGTCAATCAAAATTTGTTTGTCAGGATACTTCTTGGCCAATTTAGCAAAGAAGTATTTGTCCTTACGTTGAAAGAACGACTTCTGTTTTGCAGAAGTCTTAAAACTGTATTTAATTGCATCATAAGAGTCACTCTCAAAATGCAGTTTAATACTAGTATATATCAGGTAGGCGTCCCAGGGCTGCATTTTAAATGAAACTTGAGAGCGAATTGCTTTTGGGTAAGAGGTTTGATGACATTGCCTCTGCTTCAATCTTTGATTTTAAAGCAGGAGAAATAAGCTTGCCAATATCCAATGGATCGATCTGACGTTCCTCACAAAAATGAAGTACCGCCTCCATGTAGGTCATGTGTTCTTTAGTCACGAGACCTTCAATGATCAGAGCAAGGGATTGTTTGGTGAGGATGTTATCGAGCATGGTAGTATTAGCGGTGAAGTTCTACTCGCTGAATACGGTAGTTAATAGTTTCTTCTGGAAGATTCATGTCCTTCATCATTTGAATTCGCTCAGGCGAATTATCGGATTGATAGTAGTACATGATGCCATAGACGAAAGCGCTGTTCTTGTATCGATTAAAATTAAGGAGCTTCTCAATCTGAGACTCAAAGGTCATATCCGAATAGAACTTCGGCGTTAGATTCGTCTCGCTCCTGGCTTCAAGAGGATACAATTCGTTTAGTTTCGATAGAACTGATTCTTTACTACCGACAATTACGGATGCCATTCGAGCAATGGCCATAACGTCGGGTGGTTCTTTTACTGGAGTGTCCATAGTTTATAGTATTCTGAGGAGCACAATGTCACCATTGATGCGCCCATTTGGTTTTGCAATCTTTGTTGTGAGTTGTACCCATGCCTTTTCAAGTTGTTTCTCTGTGCTTCCTACGGCAATAGGAATGAATTCGTCGGGCTTGCGTAGACGGATGCAACGGGAAGCCACCTCATCAAAGTTCTGAATAGTGGTACCCTTGACAATAAAACCACCTGTTGCAGTGGCAACATAGTCAAACAGTATTCGAGTCTTTACGTTAAAGGCAAGGAGCCGATAGGCTCCCACAACCCGAATAGGATTGATGGAGGTAATCTTAAACTCCTCACTGTGCTTGAGGTACTGGAGCTTTGCAATCTGTTTTGTGGCAGCCGTGGGCTTCTTCTCACGCGGTGCTTTGGCAGCCTTGACGCTCGTCTTAAACATGGTGAGATCATCAATCATTGCCGACAGAGCATCAATGCGCATGAGCAGCTGCTTCTTG